GACAGTGGTCAAACGTTAACATTACAAGGTAACTTAAGTATAGTATAATGGCAAGTATTTTAAAAGTAGATAAGATCAGAGGAACCGGACTTGATAGTGATACCATAAGTCTTGATGGTACTGGTAACATTACGATTCCAAAGAATGTTACTTTTAGTGGAACACAATCTGGTTCTTTTATAAAAAGATCAGCAACAAATAGTAGTATAAGTGGAGTTGCCAGTGCTTCAGTAACTGGACTATCAACTACAGCAAAAATCTTAACTTTGTTTTTACACGATGTCAGTACATCTACCGGAACTAATCTAAGATATAGAGTAAGAGCTAATGGAGCAGATATATCTAGTAGTTCATATGAACTAAATGCTTTTTATGGAGATCACGGAGGTACTTTTCAAAGTGAAGGCACTACGGCTGGTGATCATTTTAAATTTCATAGTGATTGGGCTGGAGCAAATAATACATACAATATAATAGTAAACTTTTACGACACAGGTCATTCAAGTTTAACTTATAATTTTCGAGGACACTTCTATAATCGTGGTACTGGAGGAAGCCATTATGGAATGTTTGCAGCTGGATTGACTGGAAGAATATCATTATCTCATCCAATAGATGGTTTTACTATTTACACAGCAGACGGAAATAATTTCGACGGCGGCAGCATGAGCGCAATAACACAGGAATAAAATGAGTAAATTAGTAGTAACAAATATTGAAACTCAGAACATTAAGTTTGATTCTGACACTACGGCTTTTACTATAGGATCTGATGGAATAGTGACTGGAAACAATGCATCTGCAATGATTAAGTTGTTAAGTGCAACTATTGGAAATACTTCTATGTATGTAATTGATTCCACTTATATTAATTCTACTTATAATATTTATCTAATTCAAGCAGAATTTTTACCTGTAAGTGATGGTCACTATCTTTATAGTGATGCATACGTTGGTGGTTCAGTAGTAGATTCAGGTAATAATTACGGAAGATACGTTAGAGAAATAGGTTCTGGAGATGTATGGAATAGTGGCGGTCAAAGTGAATTTGTTTTATATAATAGAAATAGTCTTGGAAATGCTACAGGCGAAGGTATTACAATCAATGCTGTTTTACAGAACGTGAATAGCACGACAAGACCTGCGTGTATAACTGGAACTTCTGTATATCATGGTCAGAGCGCAGAGACCAGAGTAGCTAATTTTGGAGGAACGTTTAATGCTAGTCAAGCTTCAAGTGTAGTTAATGGAATAAATTTTTATATAAGTAGCGGTAATATCGCTAGCGGTTCACTTACATTATATGGAATAAGATAAAGGAGAAAAAAATGCCAAGATTTAAGATGGTAAATGGAGAAAGAATCCAGTTTACTGCAGAAGAAGAAAAGGCGCGCGACATAGAAGAACAAGCGTGGGCTGACGGTGCTCCTGCACGTAGAATGGCTAATTTAAGACAACAACGCAATCAACTCTTAGCTGAGACTGACTGGATGGGAAATTCAGACGTTACGATGTCGACTGCATGGAAAAATTATCGACAGGCTCTCAGAGATATTACGACTCAGACACCAAGCGATGATATGCTTAGTAATATTACATGGCCAACAAAACCGGAGTAAAAAGTGGTAAGCACACTTAAAGTTACAAAGATTCAGATACCTAATAGCGACAGTGACGTTATATCGCTTGACGCTAGCTCTGGTAATATAACAGTTCCTAAACCTGTTAATTTTAGTGGGACTGTCACTGGTACTGCCATGGTTAAGTTATTAGATGTTGATGATATATCAACTGCTGCAACTTATGCTATTAATAATACGTATATAAACTCGACTTATGATAGATATTTAGTGCAAGCTTTTTTTAAGCCTGTTACAGATGGCGTTACCTTATATCAAAGGCTATACATATCTGCATCACAAGATAATGGAGCGTTAACTCAAAGTAGTACTGCACCAAACTCTTGGGAATACGCACAAATAGGTGGTTCAAATACTAGTGGCGGAGATAACACGGCTGCAGGAGCCACGATGCACTTTACTACTATAGGAAACGCAGCCGGAGAAGGAATACACTGGCAATGCGATTATTACGCTAATAATGAAAAAACAAATACTATTCACTGGCACGGAGCCGCATCTCATCATGCAACAAACGGATCTCACGTAGGTAGTGTCATGTCTGGAGGCTCAGGTACACCGGGTACTTTATATCAATACTCTTTAGTTGGAATAGACTGGTATTTTAGTAGTGGAAACATATCAACTGGTAGAATAAAATTATACGGGATGAATTAAAATGGCATTAAGTAGAGTAGGAAAAGGAATAGGATTTAAGATTACACTCAAAGAGGTAACTGCAAACACGACTATCGAATCGACAGAGAACGCAATGATAGCAGGACCGATTACAGTCGCGAGTGGAGTAACACTGACAGTAAACAGTGGAGGAAGGTTAGTAGTCGTATGAGTACTATAGTAGCACAAAATATTGAAGGACTTAACTCAAATGGTGTGTTAACATTTAAGAGACCACAAGTTCATCTTATGAATAATCAATCACCTGCCACTTATACTATATCAAATAATGATTTTTCTAATGGTGGAAATCTCGCTTTGCTTACGAACTCAACAGCTGTTGATTTTACTTATGATGCTCATAGCGCAATGACACCAACACATACTGGCTTATATATTATTTATGCAAAAACATACTTATATACAAATGCTACTTCAGGCGTGCATACATTGTCTGCGTATAGAGGTGGAACAGGTTCTCCACCTTACGATACTCAAGGTACATACTTTGCAAATTTAGAAACATTTGAATGGAATGGAGTTAGTGCTGGTAGAATAGATAAAACATTATTTGGGCAACACGTAGCATATATTAGTGCTGGAGAGAGGATTCATATAAGACTAACAAGTACTGATTATTACCTTAGTCATGAATATCATCAATGTGGTATGGTAAAATTAGATTAGGATAAAAGAATGCCAAGTCAAATAAAAGTAGATGAAATTAAAAACGTTGCAGGTCAGTACGAGATCAAGACGAATACTCTTAAAGGACAGACAACTGCAGGATCCGTCACTGTTACAAGTGAAGGTGGTACTGCCACGCTTGTTTTACAACAAGGTCTGTGTAAGTCATGGGTGAACTTTGATGGGTCAGAGAGTCCTTTAACTAACAGGGACAGTTTTAATGTAAGTTCTTTAGTTGATAATGGCACAGGAAACTATGACCAAGTATATACAAATAACATGAGTAGTGCAAATCATTCTGTAACTGGAACTGGTGCAGATAACATACCTATAGCATCTAACAGAGATAGAAATTTTGAAATGGCAGCAGAAAGCACATCACAGTCTAATTTAAACTTCTTTTTATCTAGTCAACAAGACATGAATCACGTTTACGGACAAATATTTGGAGACTTAGCATGAGTACAATAGTAGGAACAAATATTGAAGTTACAAATTTAAAGTATGATTCTGATACGACCTCTATGATTATATCAAATACTGGTCAGGTTACGATACAAGGTGAAGGAACAGCAACAACAAATCTGCAACAAGGGTTAGCTAAAGCATGGGCAAATTATCATGCACCTGATCCAGCCAATATAAGAGATGATTTTAATATAACAAGTTTAACTGATAATGGAACTGGTTACTTCACTTTAACTTTAACAAATTCAATGAGTAATAATGATTACTCAAGAGTAGCTGCAGGAGGTGAAAATGCAGACACTGGAGGAAATAGAGTTGTAGGATTAAGATTACCTTCAACAGGTTCTTTTAATTTAGCTACTTTTAACACAGCAGGATCTGCATCAGATGTACAAGATACTTGTGTTGCAATATTTGGAGATTTAGCATGAGTAAATTAGTTATAGATACAATAGAAGGTAAGACCTCTGCAAGTACTGTAAACATTAAAACAAATAGTATAACAACAAACTTACAAGATGTTGTACCAAAATTCTTTGCCTGTTATGGCACGGTTTCTTCAACGGCAATTATTAATAGTCATAGTCTTAATATGTCATCTTTAACTGATGCAGCTGTAGGAGGTACATTATTTACTTTAACTGTAAATCATGCTACATCAACATATCCTTTAGCTGACGCTGCTGGTGATGGCGCAGCAGGTTATTCAACTTGGATGTTAGATGATGACCATACAAGTTCAACAGTTAGAACTGCTTTAGGTAATTCTAATTTTGGAGGTCAAGATGGAACCTTTCACAGTATATATTCTTATGGAGATCTAGTATGAGTACAATTGAAACACCTGAATTTCAGGGAACACATTTATGGAATAGATTACACTGGGCTAAAGATAATTTAGAAGGTGTACAAAGCGATTATAGAGTAGTATGGGAAGATCCAGAAGAACCGGATGCACCTGCAAAAATTACAGTACCTGATCCAAACTGGTTGGCCTGTGCTTTACAAGGTGGCATACTTCCACCTGTAGAAGTTTATTGGGCTTTGGCAGAAGATGAAGCAAAACCAGATTTTAAGAAACATACTCGAGGTTATCTACTACATAATAGTAAACCGGTCGATAAGATGACTGAGGAACAAGCAATCGAGTACTTAATTATGAAAGACATTCCACAAAGAGTATGGAGAAACTATGAGAAAGCTAATCGTAAAAGATTAGTGATTTGTAAGAAACAAAATCTACCAAGTCATAGAACGTGGCGTAATGCTTGGAAGATTAATCAAGAAGTAGCATAAGGAGAGAAAGATGACTACAATGATTAAAGATAAAGACGGTAAGACTGGTGCAGTTCCGTCAACTATGCCTTCTGATAGACATTTCAGAAATGCATGGGTGTTCAGTGAAGATCAAACTGCGATCACTGAAGATCTGACTACAGCAAAAACAATATTTAAAGATAAGATAAGAGAAGTAAGAAAACCTTTACTTGAAGCTGAAGATGTTGTATATATGAAAGCTCTTGAAGCTGACGATGCAACTGCAAAAACAGCAAGTGTAGCTAAGAAAAAGAAACTTAGAGACGCACCAGCAACTACAGCGATAAAAAATGCTGGAAATATTGCAGAATTAAAAGCTGCATGGGATGAAGACGTTTTAGGAACAAGTCCTTATAAATAGAATAAAAAAGGATTTAAAATGGCAGTTCCTAATTCAAGAGCAACTCTTATAGATTACTGCAAGCGTAGACTTGGAGATCCAGTAATAGAAATAAACGTCGACGAAGATCAAGTAGAGGATCGTGTCGATGAAGCGCTACAGTATTATCAAGAGTATCATTCGGATGCTACAGTAAGAACATACCTGAAACATCAAATCACTGCCACAGATGTAAGTAATGAATATATTTCAGTTTCAAGTGATATATTATTTGTATCTAAGATGTTTCCTTTAACAAGTTCTTTTAATAACTCTAGAAACTTTTTTGATATTAAGTATCAAATGATGTTAAATGATATCGCTGATCTAATGAATTTTGCTGGTGACTTAGCATACTTTGAACAAATGCAACAATATCTTTCTCTCTTAGACATGAAATTAAATGGTCACCCACAAGTTCAGTTTTCTCGAAGACAAAATAGACTTTATATTTTTGGAGATTTTGCTGACGGTGACATTAAAGAAGGCGATTATATAGTTGCTGAAGTTTATTCAATTGTTGATCCAAGCACACATACTTCAGTATTTAATGATATGTTCGTAAAAGAATATACCACTGCATTAATAAAACAACAGTGGGGTACTAATTTAATAAAGTTTGAAGGAATGCAGTTACCAGGAGGAGTCGTTTTAAATGGAAGACAAATATATGATGATGCGACAGGAGAAATTGAAAGGTTAAGAGAAAACTTAAGATTAGAGCAAGAACTTCCACCAGACTTTTTTGTAGGATGACATGGCAACAAATTTATATTTTAATCAAAAAGTACGCTCTGAGCAACTACTTTACGAAGATATAGTCATTGAGTCGTTAAAGACTTACGGGCAAGACGTATACTATCTACCTCGCGATCTCGTCAATGAAGACAAGATACTTGGTGACGATCCTGTTTCTAGTTTTAATTCATCTCATATAGTAGAAATGTACATCGAAAACGTTGAAGGGTTTGACGGAGAAGGTGACTTGTTTACTAGATTTGGTGTTGAGATAAGAGATGAAGCTACATTTATTGTAGCAAGAAAAAGATGGCGCGATACTATTGCAAGATACGATAATGAAATAACGATTGATAGACCGGCTGAAGGTGATCTAATATATCTTCCAATGTCAAAATCAATGTTTCAAATAATGCACGTAGAGCATGAACAACCTTTTTACCAGTTACAAAACTTACCTGTATTTAAACTAAGATGTCAGTTATTCGAATATGCTGGAGAAGATTTAGATACTGGAGTAGATACAATTGATGATATCGAATCAAGATATGCTTACAAATATGTATTGTCATTAAGCAATGAGAGAGATAGCGCGCAAGCAACCGCAACTCTAAATAGCGGTCAACTCGCAACTGTTTCAATAACTGACAGTGGAAACAACTACTTTTTTGCTCCGACTGTTACAATTGTCGATACATCTGGTGTTGGTGCCGCAGTAACTGCAACGGTTGATAGTAACAACGGTAAAGTTAATGGATTAACAATAACCAACCCTGGTTCAGGATATACTAATCCAACATTTAGATTTACTGACCCACAACAAACAGTATTTGAAGTTGGTGAGACAATAACATCACCAAGTGGTGATACAACTATGAGAGGTGAAGTTGTTAAATATTCAGACTCTGACGATAAACTTCATATAATACATGCTGGAGCTGACGATGGTAAGTACCACACCTTTACAGTAGGAAAGAAAGTTCTTGGACTTAAATCAAATGCAGGTGGTGTGATTACATTGGTAGTTGAAGATAATCAATTATCTCAGAATGAACAAAATGAAGACTTTTCTACCGGTGCAGACTTCATAGACTTTTCAGAAACTAACCCATTTGGAGATGTGAGTAACAACTAATGTTTGGAGGACACTTCTATCACGAAAAAACTAAGAAAGCAGTCGCACTATTTGGTAGACTGTTTAATAACTTATATGTGATTCGCAAAAATTCAAGTGGTGCAGTGATAAGCCAAGTTAAAGTTCCTTTGTCATATGCGCCAAAGAATAAGTTCTTAGAAAGAATCAGAGAAAATCCTGATTTGCAAGAAGATACAAAGGTAGCTATAAAGTTACCAAGGATGTCTTTTGAAATTACTGCAATAACATATGATGCAACAAGACAGCTAGCAAAGATTGGAAACTTTACTACAACTTCTTCAGATGGCAGCATAACTAAAAGACAAAAATTTTTTAATCCTGTTCCATACAATATAAACTTTCAGTTAAACGCATATGCAAAATCACAAGATGATGCGTTACAGATAGTAGAACAAATATTGCCAACATTTAATCCGCAGTATGCGTTAACTATTAAACCTTTTCAAACACAGTTTCCAGATTTTAAAGAAGACATACAAGTAATTATAAACGGCGTGTCTTTTTCTGATGACTTTGAAGGAGCAATGGAACAAAGAAGAACAATAATATACAGTATGGACTTTGAGATGAAGTTAAGTTATCATGGTCCAATCAATAATTCTGCGATAATTCGTGATGCCAGAGCAAAAATATTCGATATTAAAGCTGGCTTAAATGATTCAGATATAGGTTTAGAAACAATAATAGTTAGACCTAACCCAACCGATGTGATCGGATTAGACGATAGCACATTTGGTTTTTCAACAACAATATTGGATAGTACAGATAATGTTTGAATATAAATGTAAATTAGTAAGAGTAATAGATGGCGATACGGTTGATATTGATATTGACTTAGGATTCGGTGTTTGGTTAAGAAAACAAAGAATAAGAATGTATGGAATAGACACGCCTGAATCAAGGACTCGCGATTTAGAAGAAAAGAAATATGGGCTAGCGGCTAAAGAATTTTTACAAAAATGGACTGGTGCTGGTGAACTAACAATAAAAACACATAAAGACGCAAAAGGTAAATTTGGTAGAATACTTGGAGAACTTTGGACATTTGATACAAATATAAACGAAAAGATGATTGAACGGCATCATGCTGTTAGATATCATGGACAATCAAAAGAAGATATTCAAGAAGAGCATATTAAAAATCGTGAATTAGTAGAGTTATGAGTAATAAAGACATTGAAAAGTTTCTTCCACCTGAAGAGAAAAATGTAGACAATGACTACAAATATTCTCGTGATACTTACTATGAGTTAGTAGAAAAAGGAAAAGAAAGTTTAGAACTTATGATTGAAGTTGCTAGGGAGAGTGAACACCCTAGAGCCTTTGAAGTTTTGTCAGGAATGATTAAAAACATATCTGATGTTAATGACAGATTAATGGACTTAAACAAAAAGAAAAAAGACTTAGACAAAAAAGAAGAGATTCAAAAGATAGCAAATACAACAAATAATCTTTTTGTAGGTTCAACAACAGAGCTTCAAAAACTTTTGAAAAAAGATATTATCGATGTCACACCAAAACCAGAATGAGAATTATCTCGGCAATCCAAACATAAAGAAAGACGGAATTGTTACTAACTTCACTGAGGAACAAGTGAAGGAATATGCTTTATGCATGAAAGACCCTGTATATTTTATTGAAACATACGCAAAAATTATTTCATTAGATGCTGGATTAGTTAAGTTTAAACTATATCCTTATCAAAAACAAATGTTTAAAAAGTTTCAAGAGAATAGATTTAACGTTGTATTAGCATGTAGACAATCTGGTAAATCTGTATCAGCGTGCGGTTATTTACTTTGGTCTGCAATATTTTCTCCAGAAAAAACAGTTGCAGTACTAGCAAACAAAGGTGCAACTGCAAGAGAAATGTTGGCAAGAATTACAATAATGCTGGAAAATATTCCTTTCTTTCTACAGCCAGGTGTTAAGGCGCTTAATAAATCTAATATTGATTTTAGTAATAATAGTAGAATTATTGCTGCAGCAACTACTGGCCAATCAATTAGAGGTCTGTCAGTTAACTTACTTTATCTTGATGAGTTTGCTTTTGTTGAAAGAGCTGCTGAATTTTATACATCAACATATCCTGTTATATCTTCAGGCTCTGATACAAAAATTATAGTTACTTCAACCGCAAATGGTATAGGTAATACATTTCATAAGATATGGGAAGGAGCCATACAGGGCGTTAACGAATATAGTCACTTTAGAGTTGACTGGAGCGATGTGCCAGGAAGAGATGAAAAATGGAAAGAAGAAACAATAAACAATACTTCACAGATACAGTTTGATCAAGAGTTTGGAAATACATTTTTTGGTACAGGCAACACATTAGTCAATGCACAAACACTTTTAGATTTAAGAGCAAAACCGCCTATAAAAATTAGAGAAGGTGGTGACTTGTTAGTATACAAAGAACCTATAAAGAAACATGAATATATTTTAGTTGCTGATGTTTCAAAGGGAAGAGGACAGGACTATTCTACATTTTCTTTAATCGATATTAACGTTCGTCCTTTTGAGCAGGTAGTTGTGTATCGCAATAATACTATCTCTCCATTACTCTTCCCTAA